TGCAGGGATGACAGTAGATACAGAATCTATTTTTGTTGATGATGATACTGTTCTTGTAGATGAGGATAATTTAGGAACATTAAGCAATTTGACTTTTGGAAGTACTCTTTTTATTGGAAGAGAACCGAATAAGCCTGATAATTGTGTTACCATTTTTGATACAGGAGCATGGCCTCCTAGTTTAGGTTTAACGAGTAAAGGTTATGAATACCCAACAATACAAATAAGAGTCAGAAATCTTAGGTACATAGATGGTTGGACTATTATAGAAGAAATAAAGAATGTCCTTCATGGACTTGCTCAGCAAACTATGAATGGCACTTTATACTCGGTGGTTTATTGTACAAGCGGTCCCGCTCTGCTAGACTACGATGAACATAATCGGGTTCGTTTTATTATTAATTTTAATCTACAAAGGAGGTAAAAAAATGAGTAATGCTGTAGCTGGAGTTGGAACCCTGTTTCAAAGATGGTCGGGTTCTGCATGGGCATCAATCTCTGAGATTAACTCTATTACCGGTCCTGGTATGAAAAGAGACACTATTGACGTGACCTCTCTCTCATCAACAGGCGGGTACCGAGAGTTCCTTGGAGGATTTCGTAATCCCGGTACAGTACAGCTTTCAATGAACTTTACTCGTCAGACTTATGACTTGTTTAAGACAGACTTTGAAAGCAGTACGACAAAGAATTACCGGATTGTTCTGCCAGATACTGAGAACACCATTGTGGAGTTTATCGGTCTGGTAACTGAATTGCCTTTGACTATTCCTGCAGATGACAAAATCACTGCAGACGTCACAATTCAGATAAGTGGAGCTGTTGAACTAGATTCTGGTGCGAGCGCCGGACTAGGAGTCTAACATTAATACCTAATCAAGGTTTATTTTTACAAACAATTTAAAATCACTAATCATGGGAAATTTATTAGATCGCAAAAAATTACTTCAGAGAGAAGTTCTTGAAGTTGTTAAAATTGAATTTGAAACCGGCGACTTTGTTTATGTACGCCAAATGACGGGAAGGGAAAGAGATAATTTTGAACAATCTCTTATCAAGGAAAATAAAAAGGCAGAAGGCGGGTATGAAAAAGTCTTAGGAGACTTCCGTGCTAAACTTGCCGTAAATGTTATCTGTGACGATAAAGGAGACCTACTGTTGGAGCCAGGGGATTACCCTACATTGAGTTCTAGTATGAGTGCTTCCCATCTGGAAAAGATAGTAAACGAAGCTCAGAAGCTGAATGCTATCTCTTCAGAGGATAAGGAGAAGCTCATAAAAAACTCAGACGCCGGCCAAGCCGGCAATTCCAGTTCCGACTCTGTAGAGAACTAGGTATAGCCCATCCAGATATCCTATTAGATCAATTGACATCTAAACAGTTTAGCGAATGGGAAGCTTACGATACATTAGATCCAATAGGAACTTGGAGGGATGATTTTAGAATAGCTCACTTAGAGTCCGTTATTATGAACATCGTTAATTCCATTTATTCTGAGAAAGGTAAAAAACCAGAGCTTGCACAACCAATTGACTTTTTACCAGATTGGTCTGGAGAGAGAAAAGAATTAAAAGAAGCTAAGGTGTACAAACAATCAACGGAAGAGATGAAAAGGATTTTAGGAGGGATTGTTCAGCAAAGTAAAAAGGATGCAGTATTAAAGAACAGATTAAGTAAACCGCCGATAAAAAAGCAATAACATGGATCTAGGAACATTAACCGTAACCTTAGGCGTCGACGCTTCTGGTTTATTAACAGCACAGATGGCTGTTGATAGATTGGCAAAAACGACAGCCACAGCTGCAACAAAGGCAAATGCCTCTTTAGCTTCAGTTGCTACCACAATTGGTACTGTTTCTCAGAAGTTTAGAACCTTTGGGTACTTAGCTTCTTCCATGTTAACCGTTCCTATTGTGATGGCAGGAAAGGCTGTTACAAAAATGGCAATGGAATTTGAGTTCTCTATGTCAAAAATAGAATCCCTTGTAGGTATTAGCAGTGAACAGGTTAATAAATGGAAGGATGATATCTTAGAGATGTCAAAGACTACGGCGGTATCTCCATTAAAATTAGCAGAGTCTTTGTACTTTGTTACTTCCGCCGGTTTTAAATCCGCAGAAGCCTTAAAGATTACAGAGATGGCTGCTAAAGGTTCCATGGTTGGAATGGGTGAGACTGCAGGAATAGCAGATATGTTAACCTCTGCTATGAATGCTTATCGGGAATCTGGGTTAACTGCTGCAAGGGCGATGGACATATTTACTGCTGCGGTTAGAGAGGGTAAGATAGAGCCAGAAAAGTTTGTATCTTCGATTGGTTCTGTTTTACCAATTGCCGCAGAAGTAGGAGCAACTCTTGAGGATGTTACAGGAGCGATGGCTGCCATGAGTTTAAGTGGAGCCTCTGCTGCCAACGCTTCTACATACCTTAGGAATGTTCTACAAAAATTAATGGACCCCTCTGTAGGTGTTCAACAAGTTATGGCAGAAATGGGAACCTCATCTGCACAATTAACATCGATGATTCGAGATAAAGGTTTACTTGCCACATTAGCTTATTTACGTGATTTGACAGAAGAGTATGGAACAAAAATGACAGACCTGTTTCCAAATATACGTGCTTTAATAGGCGCTTTAAACTTAACAGGTCAGAACTACGAGTATAATAAAACAGTAATTGACTCTGTTATCAATTCTACCGGTGACTTTAATAAAGCAGCGGAAATTGCCGCTAAGACAATGAAAGTCCAATTTGCCAATGCAATGGATCGTGTTATTGTTGCAGGAATAAAATTAGGAGAAAAGGTAGGACCTGCCTTAGTTGTCTTACTAGAGTATCTTGCAAAGAAAGTGGAGGAACTTACCGAATGGTTTACCTCTTTAAATGAGGCAGCGCAACAAACAGTCCTAGTCACAGCTGCCGTCTTAGCAGCCTTAGGACCTCTCTCATTAATAATAAGTTTGGTTGGTTATACTGTTCAAGGCTTGGTTACAGGCTTTGGCTTTTTGATTGTTGTAGCTTCCAAGTTTGTAGCTTTCCCCTGGTTAGGTCCTTTATCATTAGCTTTGATTATTATTGCAAAGCTTGTTGCAAAGATTCGAGAACATAATCAAGAAGTAGATCGGTTATCTAACGCTCAGAAAAGCGTACAATCCGCAACAGAGCAGGTCAATTCCAAATATGTGGAAGAAGCTTCCTCCGTTCAAAAATTACTCTGGATGACTAGAAATCATAATATTGCGTTATCTGTGAGATTAGATACACTTAAGCAATTAAAAGCTTTGATGCCTAGTTACACAGGAGAACTCACTAAGGAAGGAAAACTATTAAAAGACAATACCACAGCAATTGATGGGTATTTGGCTGCATTAAAAGAGAAAATAAGAGCTCAAATTTTTGAGGATCAATATACACAATTAATAAAGGAACAGGTAACGGCTACGGAAGAGCTTAGGATAGCGAATGAGGAGTTAGCGAAAGGCATGTTTGCTAGCCAGAAATTTAAAGAGTTAGGTGCTAGTAATAAATACGACCCCACGTTTGACCCGAAGGCTGCTACCAGGATGTTTTCATCGAATAAAATAAACGTAGGGCCTCTCTCGGCATTACAAACTGCAGCAGGGTCTGCTCAAACTAAATTAAGCGGGGTGAACACTCAGTTAGAAAACTTAGGTGTATTGTCTAAAAGTGTTGATTTGTCTAAGATATTTGGAGGAAGTGGATCAGGAGGGGTAGTAGAAACATTAGGCCTTATAGAAGCTAAAGAATTACAAATTAAAAGAGTTCAGGATCTAATGTTTAAGGCTCCGGACAGGGCCGTATTAGAAGGTCTTAAACAAATAAATAAGGAGTTGGAAATCCAATTGGAAGATTTAAAGGCTGTTCATTTATGGAGAAATAAGATGTTGGACAAGGCTGTCGTTAGATACGGTGCTAAAGATGCAAAAGACTTGACACTGCCTGTTACAAGTGCGGCGGGGATTTCTGCAGCAATGGGAATGGATAATCCACTCGCTAAGGCAATGGAAACAAATGAGCCTGGATTAGATAAATTTATTCAGTGGCTAAAGGATGCTAAGACCGGATCAGATGATTTGTATGTTGCCATGTATCGGGTAGGAGAGCAGATAGGAAAGTCTTTACAGATGGGGGCAGATAGTTGGTCTGCTTACGGAGACTCTGTTAAAGAAGCAGCTAGACAATTTATTACTGCGGAAATAGCTAAGGCAACAGCAGCCGCGATAACAAATGCAATGGTTACTGCAGGAGGCTTTGGTCCGTTAGCACTTGCGGCAATACCTGTCTTAGTAGGAGCGGCCATAGGTCTAGTTAATACTGCTATAAATCAAATTCCTGGTTTTGCGACAGGTGGTATTGTAGGAGGCACTGCCACATCTGGGGATAGTATATTGGCTAGAGTTAATTCAGGAGAAATGATATTAACCAGAGGACAACAGGCTTCTATGTATGCAGCTCTAAGTGGAGCAGGATCAAGTAATACAGGAGGAGGTACGGTAGTGTTTAGAATACAAGGAACAGAATTAGTTGGAATATTAAATAAAATGAATCGGAAATCTAAGATCACTTAACCATGGCATACGGGACTATTTACACGACTCAATTTTATGACTACTATGATAATCTAGTAGTAGTAAATATTCAAAAGAAAGATTATGTAGGTGCTTCTACTGCCCTTAGATCTTCTGCTTTGAGTATTACTTACGCTAACTCAGGGTTTTTTGATCCTATTATTTCTTTGTCTGCTGATTTAGTTATTATTAATAATTTTGAAGATTTTGATACTTTATCAGATCTTTTAAAGAACCATGAAAAACAGTACAAGGCAATTATCACTAGAGCAGGCCAATTAATATTTGAAGGATTTATGCTTTGTGATATCACGGAACAACAATTATATAAAAATGGTTCTATTTCTATTACTTTCACTGATTATTTAAAGCGATTGGAAGATGCCGAATTTATTGGTGTAGAGTTAGGTCTTTCCTATACTTTAATAGAGATTTTAGAAATGGCACTAGCATATACCGGATTAAATTACCCTATTTATATAAATTGTAGATTATTTCCAACAGATGATTGGGATTCGTCAGCCGCATCAGAGGATGTTCCTGGAAATACTTTATTTGAGCAGGTTTCTGTTGAAGGAGATCTTTTTTATTCTTCCGTTGATAAAATTGTGACTGTTTATGAAGTGATAGAATCCATATTAAAAACATTTCATTGCAAATTATATGCTTACCAAGGAGCATGGTATGTCGAGCGATATTCAGAATTATTAGATTCTGTAACTGACTGGACGTTATTTGAAGCTAATTCTATTGGTGAGAGTGCCGTTGCTAATGGACAATCTGCTTTTACCAAACAAAGTTCTCATTTTAAATATACCGATTTAACTCAATTACGATCATACATTTCTGGATTGAAAACATTTGAAATTCAATTAAATGATATGATATTTGAATCTCTAGTTCATAATAACTGGCCTACCACTTTAAACTTTGATTTAATTCCGTATACATTTGATTCCGCAGATATCCAACTCCGTAAGTGGTATGCGGATGATTCTCAAACTGTTTTTTCTAATGCTAAGACCGGATTGTATGATATTGATCGAGCATTATTTATGAGAAGCACTCATGCGAATAGAGGAATTTATTATAAATTTAGAATGTCGTGGAATGCTTTATCCATAGGAACTGATGTTCCTACAAATATAGAAATATCTTGGAAACAAGTGATTCCGGATGATATTTTTAACCATGATGAATATATCGTTTATGGTAGATTTTATCTTATGGTTTGTCACAACGATGTTATTTTGACTGATAAATTTGTGGTTCCTTATGTAAATGGAGATGGTGTAAATACTTATCGGTACAGAGATGAATTTCCAACTGTGGCAGATGGTGGTATTTATGAAATAGAAGTATATGGAACGGATATAAAAAATAGAACCGCTAATTTTAAAACAAATATTGACCTTTCCGAAGCTATCGTAAGTAAGAGAGGAGATCAATCTCAAGAATTTGTATTGGCATTTCTTCCAATGGGGTATAAAACAGCCGATGGGGAGGATGACGCTGTTGATAATACAGAATATTATGATTATAGTGGTGGGTTTTTAGGTGATTTTGTAGTAACCGTTAATGCGGAATTGCAAGATAATAATATTCTAGCTACTATAACTGAAGATTTTGTTAAAACGGATTCCGTGGAACTTTCTTTATTTGATACCGGTAATCTTAATCTTAAGAATGGAATGTTTATAGGATTGAATAGAACTAGATATTGGGAAGATCCAACTCCAGCTCCTTCTGGAGAGTACCCATATACGATACATGATTTAGTTTATTTTTTAGTTCGTTCCGTTACTGCTTATTCTAGTAAGACGAGATCAATTTTAACAGCTTCTATTTTGACTAATTATTTCATGAAACCTTTATCTGCTCTATATGATACAGATATTAAAGAAGCAGGAGATACGGTTCCTTTTATCCTTAACGTATATTCTTTTGATTTAGTATCTTGCATAAATAGCATTTCTGCAGATGAATATGGACAAGAACCAATTATTTTAACAGAATAAAATTATGGCAACTATTACTATTTTAAAAAGATACGTTCCAAAACCATATATTCCAGGAGTTTTTAGTGGCTCTAGTGCTAAATTAAGCAGGGGAGTCGCAGAGAGACCTGTGCCAGTTGATTTATCAGTTTTTTATACTAAAACCGAGTTAAATGCAGGACAATTAAACAATCTGTATTATACTGAGACTGAGTTAAATGCCGGTCAATTAAATACATTGTATTTTACTGAAACGGAATCAGATTCTAGGTTTGCTCACCTTGCTGGTGATGAAACCATTGGTGGAATAAAATCTATGTCTAGTTACATGGTATTATCTGCTGGAGCAAAAACAGATTCCCTTATCAATAATACAGAGACCTATGCTAGTGGATTCGCCGGAACAGGATTTTTATTATCTAAAGTAGGAGCGGAATTTAATTTTGAGATTGATAACTTAACCGTTCGTAAACGAATGGATATTTATGAATTGGTAGTTAATAAAATTAGGGCTAATAACGGGGCTTTAATGGTGTCGGCTGCTAATGTTCAAATAACAGGAGCTACGGAAGTTTATGCTAATACCTATGATTGTACTATAGATGCAGATGATGGAAATATAGGTGTTTCTTTTGAAGTAAATGATATCGTACGCTGCCAAGCCTTTACAGGAAGAGGTATTAAATCTTATACAGGTAGAGTATCTGTAGTAAATGCTGCTTCCTTTAGAATCATTGAGCATTCAGGATCAGTTCCTTCTGCAGGGGATATATTAGTTCAAGCTGGAAATAGTACGGATGCAGATAGACAGGGATTTATTTACTTAACTGCTTCTGAGACTAATGCTCCTTATATGGATCTAGTATCAGGAGTTACTAGTACTGATTGGGCTAATAAAACAAAGGTTCGGATTGGAAATCTTGCAGGGATTGGATCTTTATCAGGATACGGTATTTACATAGCTGCCGGAGACTTAGCAGGATTTACAGTTGATGCTTCGTCCCTCAAATTTACAAAGGTAGACGGTGGCATTACTTATTTACTAGGACTTTCCAATACAGAATTAGTAAACGCTACTACGTATCACGGCAGGGGATTATCTTTGTATAAATCAGATTCCGCAATACCTAATGAAATAAAGGTAGTACAGGTAGGACAGATTAGAACCCTTAACACTGCTACCACTTGGGGGGCTACTCCTGAATATGGGTTTGAGATTATTGCCCGTACTACCGGAACCACATACAGGCATTTAGTTCGTATGGGTGGGGGAACTAATTTAATAGCAGGGTGGAACATTGACGACGAATCATTTTACTCCGGAACGAAAACAACAGGGAATGGTTATTCTGCAGGAGCAGGATCAATGACTATAAAAAAAGACGGTTCAATTCATGCGCAGAATTTCTACATAAATGCAGACGGCAGTGTTGCAATGAAAAACGCAAAGTTTGAAACTCTTTCAGAAAGCAGGGGTGGATACTTGCAGAATATTGTTATTGACCAATATGGTATTT